ATTGGGATTCTTCGGGTAACGCCATCAATTTCTGGGAGTGTATTAACAACACCAACACCAGCAGCAGTATCATTAAACTCTTGTATGTTTGGCTGAATGTTACCATATTTCACTCCGATAGATTTAGCATCACCACCAATAACGGATACGCCTGGACGAAATGCTGCATACTTATCTGAAAAATATGAATCGTCTATTGCTGTTTGTGGTAGAACTACTGGATATTCTTTTAATGTGTTAGTAAAATTATTGTCGTATCCTGCTCTATCCACATCTAGAAGAAAAATATTAAAAACAACCAAGCCAGCGTTGAGATCATAAAGGTTTTTAATAAGAGCTGAATATTCGTTGCGAGGAAAAGGAAATTGACCTTTTTGAGAAATTGTTTCATCATCTATGTTCACCAATACTATGTCTGAATGTTGTATATCTTGTGTAAGAAGAGTATCAAAATATCTTAATCTGATACTCTCTACAAAAGTTGGGTCTAATACCCTTATCCCTACAATAAGTGATAATGTAATTAATGCACACCAGCGGGATAAGAGTATTTTTTTCATATTTAGAACAAGTCCGAAAAGAAGTTTCCAATTGAATCTAGCCAGTCATCGTCTTTCTCAACCGCCTGTTCATCTGGAATTGCTACTTCTTCAACAACAATAGCAGCAATAGCAGCAGCTACGACTGGTGCAACAACAACAACAACTGGTACAGGTTTGGAGAATACATCTTCATCAATAAGACCTAAAGCAATATCATAATGATGTTGTCTATCTTTCAAACCAACAGTACCACCATTGATTTTCTTTGTTAATGTAGTAAAGTCACTTGAATCGGCATATTGATTCAGTTTAGTATTCTTCCAGAAGAATGCACCAGATACTACAGCACCTTCCAAGGTTTCACAGAATGCAACAGTTTCATCTAATGATTTACCAATTGCTTTTGCTAATGCTTGATAGTTACATTTACCCGTGGTTTGAATACAACCACGACCACGGAATTTGAACCCATCACCAGATGCTTCAGAACCATTACCCATTCTATCACAGTAGACTTTATTTGCAATCTTTTCTGGGTTTCTGTTATATGGTGCAGCCATCGCAGCAGAGGTGAACCTTTTTGGCCACACTGAGCAAAGACCAGCAGCAGAATAGTTCAAGTTCTCTTTCAATGCAGTAAACTGAGCAGACTCGTGGCTAGTTTGAGCTAAGAATGCTGCAACCCTTTTACGAGTGTTGATTTCATATTCTGGTAATACTTTGTTTAGAACTTCAAGTAACACTTCAGGTTGTTTGTTGTTTGGACAAATCTTCTTCAGTTGTTCAAGGGTTAGCATTGTTTCTCCTATTTAATAGATTGTGTTTTCTTGTGTTTTAAGGACTTCTTTAGTGCTTTCAACCAGAGTATCTTTTCAGCAGCGTCTTGGTCAACAGCCTCTATATCAATTTTAAAAGTTATAACACCAATATATTTATTCATATTCCCCACCTAATAAAGCCTATCATCAAAAATACAATTACTAGGCTATAAATGATTATGGCAAAATTGTTAAAATAACCTTTAACTTCTAACTCTTGTGCTATTTGATCCACCACCTTAATTTCAGCAAAAGCCGATATGTGTATCATTGCATCGCCTAAATAGCACACGCTGTATGCACCATCTATTTGGAATGAGCCTTGATGGTCTAATAAAAAGACCGTGCCAGAGTCATCGTCTGTCAGTGTAAATCGTTTGTTATTGCCTAGTTCATAAAGTCTCATTTCTTTTTTGCTCCATAGTGGTTTTCTGCAAGTGCAACGCCAGCCCAGTAACTTTCGGCATTAGTCGCATCTTTGTCGGCTCGAAAGCCTTGTGATATTTCTTTCCCCGTCATCAGCTCACGGGTTGGTGGCGCTCCTTTGTCAGACATCATATCAAAGATGTTGCCCATAGCATCCCCTACCATAATGTGTAGATATTCATTCCATGTGTCTTTACTTTTAACCGCAGCAGCGACTTTACTAAGTGTTGTTGTTGCTTCTTTTAAAAATTCCCTATCCAATTCAGTTAGATAAGGTTCTTGCTCAGGTTGGTCTAGTGCAGTTTGGATATCCCAATATAAGCTATAGTGGGTTTGTTTCGATACTCTTAGTGCGTCCCGTACTCTTTTAAGCAACTCTCTTTCTTTACTCATCATTCGCCTCTCTTGCTATAAGCATTGCGTCTGCTAACTCATAAGATTCATCTGCTATAGCTTTGTGACTATCACCGCCCGCATAATATCCAGACAAATAACCCTGCATAGCCAAACCTGCAAAGTGGTCGCGTAAAGTTATATGTCTATCTTTAAAAGCTTTGCCGTCATGATACCCATCATTATAAATCTCAGATACAAATAGCTGTAAGTTGTTATTAGTTAAACTTGTTATGCCGTACTTTGTAGCTAAAAAGTCTACTTTTTTATTCATCACGCCCACCTAGCCCAAAATTGGTTTGAATTAATCGCTACTCGTTGTTTGTTGTGACATATCCGTAGTTTCTAACAAAATCATCATATCCTTTATTAGCTTTCTTTCCTTACTCATTTTCACACTTCCCAATTACTTAATTTATAAGTTATTATACTACATATTCTGATAAAGTAAAGATATATTTAATCCCATAACCCCTGATAATAAGTCCCCATCAACCTAAACCCATTTGACATTCTTTTTTGATGTTTGGCCATCCCATCCCAGTCATATTCTCTAGTATGGTTTGGACCATTTATCATTTCTGAATTGCCATTATCTAGTTTTTTCCACTGAATGTCTGCCATGCCTGTCTTATATTGTTCGTCCCACTCAATTGAATACTGAGTGAATGCCCAAATCATTTCATCTAATGCCCAATCCCATCTTAATTGCCAATTAGCATCGGTATCCCATTCATTTTCTTTTTCTGGCGCGGAGGTTGATCTCAGCCCTTCGGGTACATCTATATCATCAACGCCTGGAGCACCGTGCTTCTGTTCTTTCAGTTTGATTAACATTGGTAGGATTATCATGCCCAAAGTATGATCCATTGACCACACATCAAAGTTATCAATCTTCACATACTCAATTCGTGGATGTATTTTATCTAGAAATCCCGCGAGGTGTTGACACAATGATGTCAACCATTTGGGAGGTTCCGTATCATATATTTCATCCTCGGTCTTCCAGAACAAAACTTTTTTCATTATGGTGAACCCGCTTAACCAATGGTTGCGATAGTTACTTATATATACTTTCATTATGAAACTCCTTTGTTGAAATCAATTGCCATTTGTTTAGCATCTGCTAATGTTTCTGCCGTCCATTCCCCTCTGCCATATTTCTCTGGATAAGGAGTGAAATTATTGTGAGTATAATCTCTATCAGCACCGATAAATGTGGTTTTTGTAACTAACATAAATCCAAGTTGATCGTCCTGAATATAATCATCCTGCCTGGAAAGCAATACAGTAGTGCAGGTGATATCAGGCGATTCACATTCCCGCCAAATATCATCATCAACATCATAGAAATTCAAAGTATATTGAACCAAGTCTTCTTTATTAAAAGGAGAATAAGCACAATCGCCTTTACTTACTTTAGAACCAACACCAAATCCATAGATTGCTCTATGGCTTCAGCTATACCACTTCTGTTCTGATGGACTGAATCCAGTTCCGTGTCGCAATTCCTCAAGGATTCCTCTCTCGACTAAATGGGCAACATCATCTTCCAAGCCGACTCTGGTGATATAACTGTCATCAAACTTTGAATAGTAAATTAATCCATCATCTTCTGGTATTGTAGATGGTCCACTATATGCTACCAATTCTAAATATTCTTCATTTGTCATCATTCACCCCTTCTATCATCAATGGGTATGCAATAAGTCTTCTAATTATAAGATTGATTGGTGCTAGTTCTCTTCCTTTATATTTCATCAGTTGTCCCCAAAATGTTCGTTTACTTTCTTTACGGCATTATCAGCGCACTCCCAATCACTATGAAACGACACTTCATCTCTAACAATACTCATCAGATCTCAAGGTGGTGAATGCATTCCTGTATTGAGGGTAGAACATTTCTTTTGCCACTGGGTTGCCGCTACATTGAACCTCAAAAGTCATGTAGGATATAACTCTATACTCATCCATCACACAAGGCTCTCATTGGGATTGCAACATAGATATTACCATTAGCGTTGACAGAGAAGGCAACATTCTTCTCAACGATATCACCAGATTCTCTGAATATAATTCTTGCTCCAACATAAGAGTTACCATTCTTTCTTAAGACTGAGCTAGTAACAATCGCACTGATATAGTTACCTTCTTCAACCATTTCAACTAAAGCATCCGATACTAAATCAGTTGCTTTTTGTAGTATATTTCCACGACTTAGGTTATTAATATTCATCGTCACTACCATCAACCTTCGTTACAAAGGTATCAAACTTCTTTTCATCTGTCCAAGTGTGGCAATACTCATTATCTTCATCACACAACATAATCATTTCATGTTTAGTGATGATTCTGGACGATACAATAGTCTCGCCCAATGATAGCTGAGAAAACTCCCTAGCTTCGTCCATCACAACAGTATCATCAGCCCAACCCATTTTGCCAACTGGCACTTCAACAACATATCGAGTGCGATATTGTTGGATTGCTTCTACCAATACTAGTTGGGTTTGTTCTGTCATTTCAGCACTCATACACTCACCTTCCCAAAAAATGAAACGACCAACATCACCTCAATTGCAATCACAACGACGAATCCTGTGACATAAAATATACCTTCTAGCATTTTCATTTTGTTACCAATACGTTAATAGTGTTTAGAAAAATAGCAAGTCCTGCTGGGACATCGCTGGTAGTTTTGTTTGCAATCTTCTGAGCTGTAAGGATTGCATCTTTATACCTAGGTAGGTACAAGCACATAGAGATGTTATGGTTTGCGTTGTAATACGTCACACAGAAGTTTCTATATTGTTCAACCTCAGGGAATACTGTTTGAACTTCAAAATGTAGGCGATGCAACTTATCTTCAATCGCTTTGGATGCTTCAACGAAACAGTTTTGTTGGAAGATGATATGCTCAATCTCAAGTGCTTCGATGAATACTTCTCCGTGGTTGAGGTTACGATATCCCCAAGCCTTTGCCATCTTGTGTTTGATGAAATACGATTTGACTTGATTGATGATTGATACGGAGGCTACCACCTCTTTCTTGGATGTTCTTGATACTGGTCTACGGTTTGATACTTCTGAAGCTATTGTACTCATAATCAATTCTCAAATTTTTTGTTTTCAGTATTAATGGTGTCCCAGAAATATTCATTATCTCTTGGGCAGTATTTTTCGACCAATGCAAGTTGCTCTGGCGTTGTTGGTAATTCAGTTCCATCTGATAATTGTAAAGTGGCTTTAAGAACTGAGATGTCTCCAATCTCAGCCCATTCTGCTGGTTGAGTCCAAGTCTGTTCAACGTACTTGCCGTACACATAAAACTCTACTTCCCAGTAGATTGAATCTAATGAACCTTCTTCAAGATTCAATAAAGTTTCTAGGACTGAGTATTGTTCATCTTTGATAGATGGGTTGATAATGCCGTAATATTTCACTTGACTCATTTTATATTCTCTCTTGTTTTTTAAAGTATGAGTTATTATATAACGGATAGGGGCAGAAGTAAAGCATTAATCAAAATAAAAAGTTTCTACAGTGAAACCACTTTGATCATTCATCCAACCACCATTAGGCTGTAATTCGCTGATAGTATATTCATCACCTGCCAGAACTTCCATACGGTAAATATCATCCGCATCACCGCCTATTTCTACGATAAGTTGATAATCGTTTTCTAAAAATGCAGAATACCTAAATCGGTATTTGTAATAAGAACTGAACGTGACTGTTACATCACCATATTTTTCAATAAATTCATCGTATGTCATTTTCGTTAACCCTCTTTATTTAAAGTATGAGTTATTATATAATGAATATGGTCAAAAGGAAAGCTTTATTTTTTGATTATAGTAAATGAACCATCTTCATTGGCTGCCCATTTTACAGTATCGCCATCATACCACCCTAGAGATTCAACAAGCTCCTCTGGCAATCTAATCATCAAATCGTTATCTGGACCAAACTCATAGACTTCTGATGTGTATGTCTTATCCATTTAGCTTCTCCAAATCCTCTTTTAATCGTTTATGGAAAGATTCCTCGCCATCGTCTCCAGCAAGCAACCAATCGATCCGCTGAGCATATACCAAGGCTTGCTGCAAGTGCCATACTGCAAGCTTGAACTCTTGGATGGTTTCTTCCTTGTAACCTGCCCCTTTCTTCTGTTCCCACTCATCAAGTTCTTCTGAATCGTTGTAGTATATGACGTCTACGATATCGTCTGCTATCTGATCCAGTTGATATTGCATATAATTAAATGTTCCACCCGAAATAATACACCCCCACTTGGTTAAAATAAACTACAGTTTATTGGACAGTTTACTCACCATTCCAAAATGATTTAACAAATTCCATAGATAGCAGATACCATCCTCTGAATAGCCAACCTACACTTACTAATGTTATTACCATCACCACTAACATTACAATCTCTGATATGGTCATCTAGCCTCCTTGATGTCTGGTTGGCACATCATTAGGGTTTCGTGCCACCGATCCACACCATTCTGATCCATCGTATTCAATTGGAAAATACACGAAGTCGTCAGTCCAAGCAGTGAATGGTACACCCTCAGTTTGACCAAAGCCATTGTCAAATGGCGCCTCCAGTTCTTCTTTGGACAAGGTGCAAATGAGAGTAGAGCTTTTATCACCGCTGCCCAACATTGCCCCTGCTATTTCTTCCCGCCAAGTTGTGGTACTCATTTCGTTGTCTTTTTCCAGAAAGGCATCGGCAATAGATCATCAAGAAAATCAAGCTGATCGTACTCGACATCATCTCTTTCTGATATCTTGTTGCGTTTGAGCAACTCCCATATCGTCTGATAATGCCTTGATGTATGAGATTCAAAGAAGCAGTTCAGGAGAACATTGCAGACTTTCACGTGATGTTCGGCTAATGCCCTAGAATCAAACTCAATGCCATCTGATGTGGTGAATACAGTCTTTTCAGTTATTTCATAGTTATTCATCTATCTTTTCCTTGTATGTTCTCAGCAATAATATAGTTAATATGAACCACCAAGGATTCCAATTCCATATTGTTATAAGATATACAGTACCTGCCAAAAGAGCAAGGTTGTATACAAATATTACGATAAGGAAAGGAGTTCTGATCATACTGCCACCCTATGTATGCGGACTTCATACTTCATCCCTAGGTACTTCTTTTCACCTTGGGTCAACACTCTGTTGTATCCCTTGGCAGACTTCTTAGCATCCTCTTTCTTCTCAAAAGACTTCACTAGACTTCTGCCTGAAACACCGATAGCACCAGAACAACTAAACACGCCATATTTTAACATTTTGCATTATCCTCAAATACTTTATCATAGTCGTAGTGTCCGTTCAGGAACGCATTGACTTCATAGAAACAGCAATCACTATTAATTGCAATGTGGTATATTTGAGTGGTGTGTTTTTCACCATCTATCTCCCACTCATAGTCTTTGATCCTAGCAGCTCCAATGACTCCGTTCAATGGTTTAGTACCACCAAAATCATAGGAAACATTCATTCCTACAACTGAGTCTACATCTTTTTTCATCATTTCTTGTAAATTCATAATATATTTTCTCTCTTTATTTAAAGTATGAGTTATTATATTATGAATGAACCAAGAAGTAAAGGTTTATTTTATTATATTTCAAAATATTTCAATTCAAAAGTATCAGCAATCTTCTCATAGTTTATATACCCTCTAGGATTACATAATACCCTAGTTTCACCAATCATATAATCGTGGGCAGAATGTGTATGTCCATGAAGCCAGACCTTTATCTGAGGTCTATCAATAATGAACTGGTCAAGGTTTGAATGATATCCACCATTCATAAGTCTATCTTCAGCATAATCCTCATGAACACTTTGAAAACTTGGAGAGTGATGCCCAACGACAACAAACTTACCCTCTTTCTCAACAGTATCCCATATTAGGCTTAACATCTTACGATGTTCTAATACAGCATCGTTAGGAGTAAACCTTGCCCCATCTTTCCATATGATTCTAAAGTCATTCATCCGAGTCTTCATAAACTCTTTTGTTACAGGGTCTTCACCATTCATATCAGACCAAAGAGTACCGCATATAAAGGCAGTGTCTTCGATTGTAATGACTTCTTTATCTAATATATGCAGGTTTGGGATATAGCCAAGATGTTCTCTTAGGGTATTAAGAGTTAAGTTGAATCCATAATTATAATGTTCGTGGTTGCCCATAATGTATATGACAGTTTCAAACTTAGAAGCACAATCAGAAAAGAAGTTATGAATACGTTGACTTCTAAAGAAACCAATATCATCTTTATTAAGTTCATCTAAATCCCTGACAGTGCAAATATCACCAGCAAGGATCAATACCTCAGCATCTTCTGCGTTGTCAAGAACAATCTTACCTATTTCCAAATGTAAATCTGAGCAGTAAGCAATCCTCATCTATTCCTCGCATAGTTGTGAAATATTCTAAAGGCAAGCATCACATCTTTATCAGACAGCATATCTTCATATAAAACCTGAAGAGTTTCTTCTGTTATATTGACCATATCTTTCAAGTTAATCATTATAGAACTGTTAGTCCTAATATAGGTTAGATTTATCCAGCCCTGATTTATATAAGATTCCCAAGCGTCATTTAACATATTATTACCTCAAAATTCATCATCAGAAAACTTTATTCCACAAGCATCAAAATCAAAATCTTCTGGGAACGCTAGGGTTTCCGCAGAGCAACCTTCATTCATCCCCCAATAATCAATATCAGAATTCATAATATCTTCTAACCGAGATCCATCTTTGAACCAATGGATAGATGCAGAACAGTCGCCATTGTCGCTAAGTAAGGCATAAATTTTTATCATAATTCCACCACCATAGGTGTCACCACTATTTCAATATGAGCTTGTTTGAGGACTTCACAATCATCTTCATTGACACATTTTCCAGGAGATGAAGGCATATTACCTTCAGGTATAATGATATATTCAATACCATCAACATTAGATTCTTTAGTAGCCCAATACTCATTACCAATGCAGTTAGCGTACCAGAATGTTTCTCTTTCAGCGTTTATTATTCTTATTCTAAAACCTTTCATATTGACTCCTCATTTAAACATAATGTATGTATTAAGATAAAGCAACTAATCTACTTAACCCAACTACAGATATATTATAACTCATAAATCAGTAAAAGTAAAGACTTTAGACATAAAAAAACCCTAGAGTTTAATTTCTAAGGTTTTTATTTTATTCAGCTTGTCTAGGGCATCTTCTATTATTCGGTTAGAATCCATCAACTTGTAGAGTATTTGGGTAGATAACTGTATAAGTTCTATTTGCTCATCGTGCTTCAAATCAGTTATTATTGACGCATCAATTGATATTAGATTTACTTTCGGTTGAGCATACATTATATTTCCTTAATTTAATTCCCTTGTTGTAAGTATGTATATACTCCGCACTTCTTTAAAAACTTAGTCCCAACGTTATCTCTGTATTCATTCTTATAGAATACATTGATTATACCTGCACCATATATCAGTTTAGCACAATCCATACAAGGAGCGTGAGTGAGGAACATAGTTGCTCCATTACCTGATTCAGAACTACCAGCAAGTTTCAGAATGGCATTTGCTTCTGCGTGGATTACTTCAGGTTTGGTTTTCAGTCTGTAGTTGCCAACAACAGCATATCCATAATCTGAATATTCTTCTTCAGGATATTCATCTGGATGCAAGCATCCTTCAGGCATCCACTCTTTACTCTCGCAGTTGTTATCCCAACCACTCGGAGTGCCATTAAATCCAATTGATATAATTCTATTATCTTTTACAACAATAGCACCTACTTGAAGTCGTTTAGCATAACTCATTTTGGAAACAGTTTCTGCTATCTCCATATACATCTTTTGAAATTTAATTTTCAATGTAAAGTCTCCCCCGCACGTAAATCGGTACACATCTTATCAACAAACTGTTTTACTGCAACTTCAGCAATTATATTAGCAAAGTTCTCAAGTAACTCATCAAGATCACATTCATCTGGGACTTCCATCGTACCATCTTCAAATACAGTAAATCCTGCAGCAACAGCAAACTCTTCTAACCATTCATGTTCATCATTCATGTTCTATATTTCCACTCTTTGTTTGTTACGACTAGGAAGTTTCTTGGATGCCATCTGTTCATAATAAAATGCAATCTAGTCATATAAGCCTTGCTAGTATTAATATCAGGTATCTGTGTCATTCCCACTACTAACTCTGGTATAGTTGTGTATTTTGTAAGCATATCGGGAAATGGGTATGACTGTATGATCTTAGTGCTCATTCCATCCCTTTCTATAACATCCACCCACGGAATCATCATATTTTTATCCTATTCATATTTGTCTAAGTTCCAATCATCTTCAATAATAGAAATAGCAACAGCTTCCCAGTATACGTTAGGTATGTTGCCTAAATTGTCTTGATCATTTCGTTCTCAAAAAGTTTTTGTATGCCTCACGCAAGGGATACACAACAAAGAAATATAATCCACCGACTGACACTAAGGATAGTTGATACCACACTGCGTATAAATCATAGGGTGATGGTAAGGTGAACATCAAGACTGCTGTTACCAGTTGCTGAATGAGCAACGAAGCAAACCACCAATCAAACCCTTTGATGTCGTTGAATAGCCATCCTAGGAACGCTATTTTATCTCTCATATTATTCCCCAAAAAATGTAATGGTGGTTATCGGTTCACTTGCCTTGAAGCAGAACGATATATCCTTTGGGATCACAACGAAATCCCCAGGAAATACATCTAACTTCAACAGTTCATCTTCATACTCAAAGTAGAATCTACCCTCTCCTTCAATCACCATCATTCCTGTATCCACTTCATAAGCTGTATACACATTTTTGATGAGAGGAGAACAAGTTTCATCTAAACGATAGTTGAGGAAATCATACAAGCTGATTGTCTCAGCCACAAAGGCACTAATGTTGAAGAATTCCATTCTATTGAACACTATGTCATACTTCTCTAATTCAATTCTAATAAGCATTTCATTAGAAAGAAACTGGTCCAAGCGGTCATCCTTATACTTATATAAACGTGCCATTAGCAATATCTATTGTATAGGTAGTTCATTCTTGCCTCAAGGTATTTGAACAGCATAGCCCAAACCACTATCCCCATCGCAAACATAATAATCACCTCACCTGATGAGGCAGTAACTACAAAGAATGATATTGCAACAATTGCAACAATCAAATCCAACAGTAATATCAAAATTTTCTTTTTCATCTTAGGTTCTCTGCGTTAATACATGATGCAACTTTTATTTTTTTGAAGTTGCCGTTGTCTGTTTTCTGAAATAATGCATCTGCACAAGCATCTATTGTTGGGTAAGATGTTGTCATCACATCACCAGCAAATAATATGATTATCAATAAGAACATCCTCAATCTCTCATATTGCAAAGTATATCAATAACATACCTGCTAATATCCATAACATAGGGGCAATTCCAGGGACGATAGAAGTTTCAATAGAACCAACTCCCCCAAAAATCATCATAGCGCCTAGTAACATTCTGATTGAACCTTTCATTATAGACCCAACATTGTAGTAACGACTACATAGAATACGCCAAAAGTTAATGCGTACGATAATTCAATTAGATTCTTTTTCATAATATTCTCGCTTGTGTTAATTAATTTATAAGTTATTATAACTCATCTAATCTAAGAAGTAAAGGGTTTAATTTCTTTTGCCTTAACTTTTTTATAATTTGCGGCAGTATAACCTTGATTGGTCATAGACTGTTTAGCGATAGCCTCAGCTTCTGTTTTAGAATAAGCCTCTATCCCAGTGATAGAAAATGTACCATTGGGTTTCATACTAAAATCGACAGTATATTTCATAGGATATCCAATATAGAAACTAATACAGGGATAGTGAAGAGGAACATCACTGGGACACTTAACAACATTTCGATGGTATAATTCAACGTTTTCATAATATATTTTCTCATTTATTTAAAGTATGAGTTATTATATAACGAATAACTCAAGAAGTAAAGGTTTATTTTAACTCATTTTACTGTTTTTATAGACCCATCTGAATTGGCCAAGTAGGCTTCAAACTTGATATCAGGAAACGCTGTTTTCAGTTTCAGGAACTCTTTAAGGTTGCTGATAGCATCATCAAATAGCCTCACTTTACTATATTTGCCAGTCTTTAGGTAGTTGTGTATGATTACATACTTTTTAATGGCAGGGGCAGAAATATCTTCAATATTGCCTGCGCGTTCTACTCTAACCTTGTCAATATCAAAGTTGTGCTTCCTGAAGGTATCAAGGAATTGTTCTTTGTGATCAAAGTTGGCTCGGGCAGTAATGATTATCACTTTGCTATTGGGGTTCTTACTTGAATTTGCAAGGATAATTCTAGCCTTATCCATCATCCTAGCGATAGGTTTAGATTCGTGATAGAATTTTGCAGCATCCCTGAACTCTGAGAAGTCATAAGATTCCCCAGTTTTCAATTTATGGGTATTGTATTCTTGATTACTAAGTTTCAAGATTGGTTTACCGTCTTTCAAAACAGCTATTTGAGCTGTGGTATGAAAGAGGGTATCGTCAATGTCAAAGATTGTGAGTGAGCCAGAGGCTAGTTCTTCTTGTAAGTATTCTTTAAACGTATTCATATGTTCCTTTATTTAATACGGTTATTATACTTGTATTTATTTTAAAAATAAAGCTTTATTTTGCGTATTCCCAAGGTCGCCACTTGACTACTGTGAACTCATTGTATTCAATCTCTTCAACGATTTGGAACTTGTAACCATTTTTTCGGTTCATTACAGGTAGATAAACATCACCTTCTGCTGGAAAGTTTAAGGTAGACACAATGCTATAATCCGCATAATCCAAAAATAATTCGTATATTTCTCTTCCCCCACATACCATATACTCCTTCTCAGGATTCTTCTCATATTCGTATAGGAAGTTATCCATACTCATAGTTTCAAATCCCTCTAAGGTATAATGCTTGTTCCTTGAAAGAACAATAGCATCACGACCTGGAAGTTTACCAACAGATTCAGCAGTAGTTCTACCCATAATCAATGTCTTGCCCATTGTCTCTGATTTGAAGAACTTTAGTTCCTCAGAACAATGCCAAGGCATCTTATTCGTTTTGGAATCACCAATAACGCCATTGGATGATACTGCTGCAACCATTGTTATCATAGTTTACCTTGAAGTTTAATTATATTATGATTTATATATTATGTCTCTACCAACCCAATCACCATTACCTTGGGCTTAAACTGATATTGGAGCCTTTATGGAGGGAAAGAATTGATATCCCTCCATTTCAAATGAATCCACAGTAAAATCATCTATGGATTCATATTTCTTATTGATATCTAATGTTGGTAAGTTAAACAACCAAAGATTCCTACCTAATAATTCCTCTGCTTGCTCAATATGGTTTTTGTATAGATGAGCATCACCAAATGAGATATGCAGTTTATCTGGAATCATATCAACTACATTAGCAATCATATATGTCAACAAGGCATAAGAAGCAATGTTGAATGGAACACCCAAGAAGGTATCCGCTGACCTCTGATATAGATGACAGGACAATGCGTACTTTGGAGTATTCATATCATCCATGATTTTTGTGTATTCTTCTTCATATAATATGGTTGGGTAGATAGAACTACATCTTACCGATCGTTCCTGAAAGGTGAGTTTCCGTACACCAAATTGAAAGAATGCATGGCAAGGCGCTAAAGCCATTGAAAAATTACAAACATTATCTTGTGGGGACAGAGTTTCATCAGGCAAGTCTGCAACATTCCAAGCGGATACGATATGTCTACGACTGAACGGTCTTTCTCTAAGTCCAGTGATTAAAGCAGAAATCTGATCAACATTAGATTCGCCATCACACCAATTTCTCCACTGGTGACCATAGATTGGACCAAGTTCACCATCTTCACCAGCCCATTCTTCCCAGATAGTTGGTTTATCATTACCATTCAGTTTGCGCAACTCTTCGTTATTGGTTGATCCAGATAGAAACCATAACAACTCAGCAGCAACCAATCTAAACGAAGTGAACTTTCCTGGCAGTAATGGGAACCCTTTCTTTAAGTCAAACTCAAGATGTTTGCCAAATAGACTTAATGTGCCTGTACCAGTTCTATCATCAGAATCATTGCCATCTGCTAGGATTTCTTCAAGAAGATCGTAGTAACAATCCATTGGTCTGTTAAGTGGTTCTATGTCATTCAAGTTAAAATACCTTCAATATTGATAGTGTCGCTGCAACAACGACCGCAAAATTCAAAGTTGTTGAAATAATCAACAACGACCATAACTTACTATTTCTACTATTAGCATATTCTAAATCATTAGCAGTTCTCTGCCACCCCATAAAGTTACGTTTTTGATCTTCTTGATGTTCCTTAAGCTCTTCTTCTCTTTTCCTATTTACTTCTTGAAGTAGTTTTTTCAACTCAACTACAGTATCTCTACTTTTTATTTTTACGACATCAGCAGCCATCACCAAACCCCTATCCAAATACCGCCAATCAATTTACTCATTTTGTCATTCCTATAAAAATTAAAAAAGATAATGATACAAACAGAGCCACTGACAATCCAACTATAACATCATGAAGATGATCTATCTTTGAATTATTTCTAATCGATTGAGAATCTCTAGATCTCCAAGACTTCTCAACTAATTTGTTTGAGTCCAATACACTTTGGGTATACTCATCATATGTAATCCAATACCCATCCTTATCTTCTTCCATATCAACAGGACCATTTACGCAATTATATCTTTTCATTCTTCGCTTCCTCAATTAACGATTTCATAACCAATTCTTTCTGATTAACAGTCATGTTGCTCATGAACCGTATCTTACCTTTGCTATCTACCCAAGCAATTAACATCTTAGAGTTCTTCTTAATATGTGGTTTCATTGTTTCCTGTTATGCAGTTAGTTGATATGGTTTGTCCCATTTACCGATTTTGATGTAATAATAATATGCAGTGTCGAAGTAGTCGGTTTGAGCGTCAGTGTTGTTATAGTAACCAGCACTTCTTAGGGCAGCAAACGCTTCTTCAAAGAATGCTAACTCTTGACCTTGGTATGAATCAGTTATCCAACCATCTGTCAAGGTGAAGTTCTCTCTTACATAGAAAGTTTCATTTAGGTTCTTCCAACCATGATCTTCTTGGAGTTTCTTGTTGTAGATACCTACGAAGTCAAAGGCACTGCTTTTGATGTTCAGATTGATTGTACTCATGTTATCAACTGAAAGGGTTGCTTTCACATTATACTTCTTCAGGATTGGTTTCATCAGGTTGTTGATGATTGCTTTTTTTCTTGATTCATATAAGCCATAATATATTCTCACTTTTCAATTGGTTTATTTAATTTATGAGTTATTATATAATGAATGAACCAAGAAGTAAAGGTTTATTTTCTAAACAATCGTTTTATTTTTACCCAACCGCTTTCTTTGGGCGACCTCTTGACTTCTTCTCTGATCCAGAGTCGGGTTGGCTCGACTCCAAAGGGACTTCAACATTCGTCACCTCACCAGCTCTGAACTCTGCCTCATCAATACCGTGTGGCCAAATAAAGAAACCAGCATCAACAATCTTATCTAATGTGATGTTGGGGTACATTTCAGTTAATGATTGATCTTTGATAGCAATAACAACTTTAGCCTCAGTTGGGTGTATACTTTCCAACAACTGAATGAACAGTTGTTCACGCTTTGATCTGGATAAATCCTGTCTAAGGAACCTTTCAAATGATCTAGTTTCATTCCATAAGTTACCTGGAGTCATACCTTCTGGACCTGAATCTTCCTTGTAAGGAGGTGTTCCTTCAGGCAACGACCACTTACCCTTTGGGATAAAGCCATACCCAAATATCATTTTCAAAGCATCGTTTGTTACATATTCTTTCAATAGGGTTAAGGTATCACCATCATTGATACGTTTCAGTACTTCAGGGATTAGTTCTTTTTTATTCATATATTCACCTTTTTTTAGTTAATGTGCTAATTATGTATGTCAGAAATCTTCAATTGAATCCATTAACAAACGCATCTTGTTCTTAATCAAATAATTGAAGATGTTATTCCTATTGAACTTAGGTCTCTCTTTTAGAAACTCTTCAAGGATACTGTTTGATATTTCTTCAGGTATCTTCTCAAAAGAAACTAGCATCTCGTTTCTATCATACCTAGATTTTTCTAAATCGTTTAAATTATCTCTATTAGAAAACCTCTCTATAACAGATTTAGTTACTGGAGTAGCTCTACCATACACTTCTTTATTGACAAAAAAATCATCAGGGCATAGTACAGAAGGCACACCATCACTCACATCCCCTCGTATTATATGTTCAACGATAAACTGGGGTATGCTTGGCGGAGTCTTAACATACTTCTTAGGTGTAGGAGAATACTGTCTAATGTTAGAATACTTATGCAACTGAGCAAAGTCTTTATCTGAACTGATAATAAGAGTAGGGCGAGCAATCTCTTCAATACCAAACTGATCGAAGTCATTATCCTGAGTCCACTTACTTAATACAGCAATGATATCATCAGCCTCACATCGTTCAACTCTTACTACTTTGTATGGGAAGAACTGTATCAGGTCTTCTCGTACCATATCCATACATTCAAAGATAGTCTCCCAGTCGACATCAGATGCTTCTCTGTTAGTCTTTCTACTAGCTTTATAGTATTCAAACTTATCTCGTCTCCAATAATTCCTATCATCAACTGCGATTACTACTTCGCCATACTCTTGATGAAACTTCTTCTTATGAGCAAGAATGCTTGATAATATAGTATGACGTATCAAATCCTTGTTCTGATCAAGAGTGTTGCTCTTGATCTCTTTGGAGAATACAATCGTAGATGATATACAGATTTGGCTATAATCAATAACGATCATTAGAATACCCTCAAGATAATCATATTCTCATTAGTTCGACCACTAGGAATACTTCTCTTTGAAGCCATTCTAGTAAATTGTTCAAGTATCTGTTTCTTATTTAATACAGCTAAATCCTTAACAACCTCAGGCTTTCTGATAGTCTTAATACTCGATATATTAACGTCATATCCAATTATAGCAGTTCCTTTAACAGATAAAGTATCTCCAACTACAGCCTTATAATAGGTCAGTTTACGCTTCACAGTATCGTATAACCAAGCCTCTTGAGAATCCACCAACTTAGTTGGAGCAATAGATTTGATATCTAACTCGGGAAATACAGGAAGATACTTTAGTTTAGTAACAATAACACTTGGAGCTTTAGGTTTAGTAACTCTAACCTTCTTGGAAGATACTACTTGTTGAGTACAAGAAGCAACAAAATCTTTGAGCAATTTTAAGAAGTTTTTGACTTGAACGGTCTTAATGTGAGAATAAGAATCCTTCAATTGCTCACAATTGCCAATCAACACTTCCTCAAGTTCTGAAATTTGACTTTTGAACATATCAGGAATAAGTTTAGCAGCTTGCCCACTGATAGTCTTGATAGATTTCTTGAATGTAAATGTCTTTGGATAACCTAATTTTACAAACTCGTCAATCTCTCCGTCAATCTCAGAGGCAAATTCAGTTGCAATATTCTTAACCCTATCTTGAATTGATATTACGTTTCTAGATTTAGTCGATTCAATCTTTTCTTTAGGTATAACAGATAACTCATCTAACGATTCAATGGTAGTCTTAATGAATGTTAACTCACTCTCCTCAAGATACTGGTTTCTTGATTGAAGTCTGGATAGAGTGCCAAGTTGTCTGAATGAACTATCATCCTGAAGTTTGGATATCGAATTCTTCTTAAGTTTATTGGTAATAGCTTCCAATGCCCACTTCTTCTTATCAGCAGGTGAAGCGTATAGATTGTACCAATTTAGAGCTTGGATAAGGGATAATTTATAATTCAAAGGATTGATGATAGGCTCATCAGTACCCTTAAAGATTGCATCAACCTTTGCTCTCTTCTCTCTGATCTTATCGTTTACATCTTTCTTTGCTGTTATTCCCGAATTGCTTTTCTTCAATGCCGCCATAATATTCACCTGTTAATTAATTTATACGTTATTATAACGTCATTGAAGTTAAAAGTCAAGCTTTAGTTTATTCCAACAACTGATTCATATAATAGAGCAAGTTCTTCTTGTTCAGATTCTACTTCAGAATAGTTTTGCTTATGGAAGATTTGAGCCATCTTGCGTAATAACTTCTTATCAAGGTCAAAATCTTCTGCAAGAGCTTCAATAGTCTCTTTAACCAACTCGCGTTCAGCACTGATTCTTGTATATGAATCAGAGATTTCAGATAACATTTTCTTAATTTTTTGTTGGTCAGCTGGGTTGCTAATCATTACACTTCCTCTTTTGATTGAAATTCTTCAGATGTTTCATACTTCTGTTTTAATATAGATTTTTGTTCACGTTTGTAATCAGTCTTCAGTTTGACTACCTTACTACAGAACTTAGGATCAGCCAACTCAGCCTTGACCCAATCATGTGTATAATTCTCTTGTGTTTCCACTTCTTTTCCTCTTGTTAAAATATTATTCATCTTCATCATTACAATATGTGTTTATGATATTTTCTACTGTTTCTTTAGATACCTTTAGGAACTCTGCTATTGCTTCATTTGGAACTCCAGACTCATATAAATCTCTGACTGATATTATTAATTCTGATATTTGTGACATTATTTTATATCCTTTGAGTTATCGGCAGTTTCTTTTGTGGTTTTATTTTTTTGTGTATTCCACCCAGTTAATCTTCCCCTAATATATCCTTCAGGAATAAATTCTCCATCCAAAATATACAAATTTGAGTCGCCATTATTATACCACTTCATTTTTTTACTTCTATCTGATGCTGATTTTTTCCATTCAGCTGAGTGTGTTTTGCCAAACATTCCATTTTTTTCACCAAACAATCTATTATCACAATCTTCTAATCTTTTTTTATGTGATAATGAAGATTTATTTTTTGATTCTTCGGATTGCTTTTTGCCATACATAGGATTATTTTGGCCACTTTTATCATATGTTGGCATTTTCACTATACCATCAGCTAAAAGTCTTAATCTAGTTTTTGACATTTTTTCTTTAGAAATTTCTTGTATAGTAACCCCATTTTTAAAATTTGGATTTTCTAAAATAAAGTCATTTACTTTATTTGTTTTTACTTTGATATTTTTATTACCGTCAGTGAACCATTTAAATGAACCTTTCATAGCGGATCGCAAAGAATTTTTGTGTTCTTCAGTCTTAGGAATACCCTTTGTTGCGGCGGATATTTTTGCACCACGACCTTTTGGTCCTATAGAACCTATGTAAGTTCCGTCATATCTATTTAACCAATCAATAGAAGATTTAGTACGAAGTCTAACTAAAACTTTATGTTCCCATTTTAACGCACTAACTCTATCAATAAATATTTTTCTAATTTCAATGATATCTGGTTCACCATATTCTTTTCTGTGTGCTTTTACATACTTAGAACTTGTAAAATATTTTATCCACAAATCTTCTGTCGGATTAATTTTAGTTCCTCTAACTCCATAATAATGTTTATTTGTTTTTGTCCATGCAATATGGTATGTGTAATACATTTGTCTATCCTAAGTTCTATAAATATAATATTTATACATTTTAAAACTCAAGATATTACTGATGATATGTCCGCACAATCCTTATCTGGTCTTAAACATAAAAATATAGGTAAAAATAATGATTCTTCACCTTGAACATTCTTAATACGAGCATTATACTTTACTGCAATAATTTTGTCAAGGTATTCAGAAGGAGCAGCATTACGTTGTTCATCGTTTAAACCTGAACCAACATATACTTTTACGACACCATCTGCAGATTCACAGTACAATGAACCAATAGCATCAGCATACTTACCTGTACCAGCAATCACACCCATCACTTTCAAGTCTACGTCAAGCTCAGCCTTAAACTTGATTTGACCCTTGGATCGTTTACTCTCCCATTTGGAAGACGAGTCCTTCAGGATGATTCCTTCCTTGCCTTTGTTGAGGTAGTTCTGGAATATCTCTTGAGCTTGTTCAATACTCAATACATCAAAGGTTTCCACTAATTCAATCCTAGAATATACTGCCTGTCTATCAATCAGATACTCTAATCTTTTGAGTCGATATCTGTAAGCTAAGTCACAATAGCCAGTAATGAAGTTTTCGTACGGAATCTGATCCCATAACACTACAAATACTCTATCTGCCTCTTCGCTTAATATTGTACCCTTTACAGCTTTGTTCAGGATACCATTACCTGTTTGCCTATCACAAACATCGCCGTTTGCATCAACAACTAACAACTCACCATCAAACACGATGTCTTTGCCATACGCCAATTTGATAAATTGCTCGCCAAGTTTACTTAGCCCAGCAATCTCTTTACCATTGCGACTACGGAACTCAACGACATCGCCTTTGACGATAATGTTTACTCGCATACCGTCACATTTTTCTTGAGCTAACGCTGGGAACTTGATCTTGTCAACCAACTTCTTGTCGAATGGTGAGCATAACATCACGGGATACTCATGGATCAGTTTTGGCCAGACCTTGTTGACTGTTGAGGTTGATACACCACACTTCAGATCCTTGCCGATGATTCGTTCGATCACCTTGGCATCATTCTTGGATATGGTGGAAAGAGTCAGTTTCAGTTGAGTGATTGCAGCATTCCCAGTCAGGGTTCTTGACGATAGTATTGAAAGGCTTTCCACCGCCTGCTGGAGCGTGGCGATCGGTTCATCATATAAGGGAGTGTACTCTGGAATCTTGCGTTGATAGAACTGAGTGAATGGATCATTCGCCATTCGGCAGATTTCCTTCAGGAGTAGGTTGTCTTTGTGCTTGGCCAGCAACTCAATTTTGAAGTTTCTTGATGGATTTGCTTCAAGTTCTTGCAGTATGGATAGTATCATAGTGTATATTATCTCAATTAAAACATTAAAGAAGGTTGTCTAGCAGGTAAATCTGCCTCGCAAGTAATTCTTTTTTTGTCAACCATGACATTATGCTTACCTGTAGCGTTCCACAGGGTTTCAAGTTTTAACATTTCATTATATGAAACATTAACATCAACAACAACATCTGCTCTTGGATAAACACCAACAGCCATTTTACCTACTACTCTCACATTATACATTTTCATATTTCTCACTCAATTAATTAAGACTTATTATAAATCATCTAAATTCAAAAGTAAAGCATTTATTTAAAAATACTTGACTATTTCTTCAACTTTTCGATCTTGTTTTTCTTTGCAATATCGATAGCGAAACTGTTGATCATGCAAGTATCCACCATTATCTGAACCATTGCCAGAAAGTCACCAATCTCTTCCTCAAGATGTTCTCTATTAGTCTGGTCAGATTCGATGACAGGATTGACTGCTTCCCACCCGAATCGAAATACCTTGGAGACTGCTTGGACCACTTCAGCGGATTCCTCTTGTAGGATCAGCAGGATTTCTCTATCTTTATCGTTCATATTGATCTTTACAACTTCCTCTATCAAATCCTTATCCGTCTTTGCGTGTTTATCTCACACCATTTTCAGCATAATTCTGTTTATCTGAACCAACAAAAGGATATGCAGATACATTGGATATCCGACGAGTAACGATATCAACCTCCCTACCACCACGATCTATGTATTTCTTTCCAACTTCTAATTTCATCACTTAACCCCAAAATGTTTGTTGACTCTCTGTATGGCATTGTCTGCAACATCCCAATCACATGAGTATGCTACTTCATCCTTGACGATTTGCATCGCTTCTTTGATGATCAGTTCAGCGAACTTTTTGATAGCATCTGGTTGAGGGTATCCTGCGTGTATATGCAATCCTGCTTGGTCAAGCAGTCTGGCTAGTTCTCTATCATTCATACAATCACCGAATATTCTGTGTAATCTTTTGATTCTTTGGTAACATCTTGGACTTCAGATAGATACAAGCCTGAGAACTGAGTACCGAACACGATTTCTTTGGAGTTCTTTGTTAGGAAGTCAGCAGCAAACTCAAGGAATTGCATATCGTGGTTTTCAAGTACATAGAAGATTTCGATGCAACGTTCTAGGCGTTGAGATTCAGTTTCAAGGACATCTTCCGACAATGGAATCTTTTTGAATGATAGGATAGAAGCAGCAACAATAGTTAATGCAGTTTCTACTTGTTTGATAGTTGGTTGAACTGCAGCGCTTACTTGGCTTTTTTGTAGTCTCATAATATATTCTCACTTTTATTTAATATAGGTTATTGTACCTTGATTAGTACAAGAAGTAAAGCTTTATTTTCCGTAAAATTCTTTCATTATTTCAAACCCTAAATCAGTAAACCCTACAACTGAATCCTCTCCAGTTCCTTCGTGGTAAACATATCCAGCATTTTTCAAACTAACAAAAGTTCCTTTGTCTTGAGCATTTTCAATAATCATTGAAGTCCAAACTAAGCTGTCCAATGGATAAGCATCTTCAATTAATCCTTTTGCGTTTCCGTTTCTAGCAGTGTATTCAGATTCAGCCATTTTTGACATTAGGTTAAATTGTAATTCAGTAGGTTTTTTCATTTTCTTTCTCATTTATTTAAAGTATGAGTTATTATACCTATTAAAAAACAAGAAGTAAAGCTTTATTTTAATTTATTTTTAAATCATTTAAGTATTTTGTTAGGTGTGAACGATTTATTCTGCACGAAATGATACCATTATACCATAGGATTGGGTCTTCAAGAACTTTATGAACAAACTGCTCTCGTGCTTCCAGATAGGACAATGTACCTTTTGACTTACAATAGAAGAGTATTTCTCGGGTGAAATTTTCTTCACCTAACTCTGCTACGTCACTTTGAAGAACAATTGAAGAACTCCAATAAGTCCTCCAATCTGATTCAATTTGAGTTTTAACTTTTTTCTTTCGTTTGATACCAGATTTCAACACAACAGTTTTGATAGAAGACTTGGAGAAGTGTGATAATTTTTTTCCCAAATAACTTCTACCAGATGGAATACAGGTTATTTTATATACAAACCCAACACACTCAGGCAAGTTGAAAACTTCTTCATTCTTATAATACCAAACCATTTCTTGAACCTTTAATTTATATAAATAGTAATAGGTGTTACTCGCGGATAGCCGTCCCAGTAACTCTAATCATTCTTACATTAATCAAGGACTAATATGACCAGCATAGATATGTATACTAAAGCTCACGAGGAATTTTTAGTATTAAACTTCAAATCAAATACCACATTTACCACTACGAAGGGTTCATTTTCTGGAATAAGAACAAAACATTTCACCGAAAATTATCATAAAGTCGAACACATTTGTAATAAGTACCACATACAACTAAATTTAGACAATATCAGAGAAGTTTGTTGGAGATTAACCAACAACGACTTTTCAAAAAAATTATGCTCTCATTGTTTAACTGATACTGTTAATTTTAGAGATGATCACAAAATATGGTACAGATTTTGTTCTACATCTTGTTCAACTCAACATAGAGATAATTCTACTAGGAAGGGATTTGCTACTATTGATGGCAGAATTAAAGCATTGGAAACAATACAAGATCGTTATGGGGTACAACATCAATCTCATATACCAGAAGTATTTGAAAAAACTCAGAATTCTAGATACAAGACTTATTCGTTATTATCCCCATCTAATAAAGAGTGTAGAGTACAAGGATACGAAAGATTTGTAGTTCCTAAATTATGGGAAACGTATGGTGAAATGGATGTTATAATTAATAAAAAAGAAATTCCTAAGATTTATTATTTCTACAATAGACGAAGGAAATATTATCCAGATGCATTTGTACGATCAACAAATACTATTATAGAAGTTAAATCTACATATACTATAAAATGCGAATTATTGATACCCAAGATGGAATCTTGTATAAGTCTTGGGTATAACATTAAAGTATATCTATATGATAAGGGTAAAACTAGAATATTATCATTAAATGATGTTAAGAATATGATTCTTAATTAACATACACCCAACTCATTCTTCTATTTCAAATTCATCATCCGTTAATAGAGGGGAACCGCAACAGGGGCAATGGCAGATTTCTTCAATAGATACATCAGAAGAACTTACTGAAATCATCCCTTGTGCATCACAAATATCACAGTTAAATAGTTTTTTAATCATTTTCCTTCCTTGTTATTTTTTATCGCACCAAGATGCCTTTTTATCACCAAAGTAAGGTCTTGCATATCCCTTTTTGACCAATTCTTCAGATAAACTTTTACCGTCAAGTAATACATCACCTAACACACGTCCACCATACTTATCCCATTTTACTAATGAAACTTGTTGTTTTTTGCTATCAGCAACCATTTGTTTAGTGAACTTCGATGCTGCTTCACCTAATGTTGCTTCTTCAGGACACAATGCCCTAAAACCCTTTTCAGGAGTATCTACACCCAATACGCGAATTGATAACACAGGTTTCAATGGCGCAGGTAAAAATGGTACTTGAAATTCTACTGTATCACCATCGATAACTCTTGTAATTGGGTAATCATAAATTTCAGCAGATACTGAAGTTGATAACAATAATAACATTAATAATTTTTTCATATTTTCCTATAAAGTTTGCCAACCAGATTCAGTTAATACCTGAACAGGTTCTGTTGTTTCTATCCACACTTTCGCACCACAAGATAGTGGTTTGTCTGGGCTATAAATGACCTTGCCGTTGATAAAGTCTGCCTCGTAACCATATATATTATCTTTATATGTCTTACAAGTAATGACAGGTTTATTATCCCCTGTCTTACTATTTGACTTAATAATATGCTGGTTTATATGTACTATTCTTTTCATATCTACCCGTGACAGGCAAGACAGGATTCTTTACTCACATTAACCCCAGACTCACTTCGTATATAGTAAAGACCTTTGATGTATGGGTCTAAGAATGCAGTTTTGTGAACTTCAGATATATATTCTTCTGATTCATCTGAACTAAAGAACAAATTGATAGATTGACCTTGGTCAATGAACCGTTGCCTTGCAGATGCCAATCGTAATATAACTAACTGATTTATCTCAAAGGCAGTTTTGAATACCTCTTTTTCTTCATCAGTCAACCAATCAACGTGTTGAACAGAACCATTGTTTGCAATAATATCCTTTACAGTTTCTTCTGAGTATATATTCTTCTCTTTCATTATCTTTAGTAAAGAAGGATTAACTCTATCTACTTTACCTGCTGATGTATTTTGCACATAAGCATTTTTGTAGATTGGTTCAATACCTTGAGAAACAGAACCACATATCAATGCAGAACTTAGGTTAGGGGCAATGGCGATTCTATGAGTATTTCTTAACCCGTAACCCTTACACCAAAATGGTTCACCTAGTTCTTGTGCCATCCACTGACTTGCTCTTAGAGTTTCTTCATGTAGATGTTTGAAGATTTCAATGTTCTTATAGTGAGCATCCATTGATTCAAAAGAAATCATATGGTCTTGTAGATAAGTGTGAAAACCTAACATACCTAAACCTAATGCTCTGCTCTTCTCAGCAAACCGAACAACCTTTTCCATACCTTTTGTGCCTTTGCCAATCTCAATCAAGTCTTGGTTAACGCAATCTAGGAATACTGTAGCCACAAACACCGCATCAGTATCTTTCCATTCATCATATAGACTTGCATTCATTGAAGATAACACACAAGAAAATGTATGGTCTTCATCCGAAGTTAAATGAATCTCATTGCAATTATGTACCAATATTCCAGAACATTGTAAATACTCTGAATCTTGTGACGAGGTTATTATATTGAAATTATGGTTATCTTCAACTGTTAGATCATATACAGATTCAACCCCTTCAAAAATAATGTCCGTTACATATAGAGACTTTACCGAATACACATCTTTCTTTTCTGGTATCACATAGTCATTTCTGATATATTCTTCAGGAACTATATCATTAACAACCATATACCTAAGATTCTCTATAGAACCACCAAATCTATTTTTAGAAAAACTCTTAGGCATTCTAGAGTCTAATTTCATTAAGTTTCCTATCGAAATCCTAGCACCAATTTCGTATAAAGATTTAGCGTATTCAAAAATATCTAAATTAGTTAAACCTAAATATCTACCGTTGGCTGTTAGGGTTGACGCAGAACTCTTATTTTTGGAATATGCATCAACATCAAATACTTTATAACATGCATTATTAATGCCAGAAAATTCCTCACCAGTCTTTAGACGATGTTCATTCTTTTCCAATACTTGTAGATTATCTATACCATCATAAGCAATATTTTCTATATGATCTATATGATATCCATTAGGAACCTCTCCCTTAGTATATTTCCATATCAATGAATGTTGTTTAGCATGTCCATTCGTTGTTGAGTTTATATGTCTATATTTTCTAGTGTCACCCAAAGAAGTAAAAAATGTTTGTAATTCTTTTCCTGCTGATAATGATGCTTCAATATAGCCGCCAGCTTTTAGAGCAATTTTATGTTCTGGAGTACTTTTAAAAGTAGATCCATCCGATAGAACTACTCGAATAACTTGATATTCTCCTGTTTTAAATGCAATAGCAGATTTTATTTCATTTACCCAAATTCCCTTATTCTCATTCCATCTAGATGAATATACAGGAAATTTATATTTGCCTTCAGATTCATATGCTAAATGTGCAATTGAAACTGCATTTCTACCATCTGCCACAGCAACCATCGTATCAGCAGAAAAGCAAAGATTACTTGCCTTAACGGTAAAGTTTTTATCCTTATATATTTGAGGACTTTGTCTATTAATTTTATCAATGAAGTTGAAATATCCCTTACCTGTAATCATCTTTAGCTTTAATGCTTTTTGATATCTAAGAATAGCATCAGCATCTTCTGCTTCTAATCTAGCAATAAACGCATCGGTTATATTCCAACCTATATTAGCATCGTCTGGGGATTTGCTAATGTGATTCACAAGCTCAAAAAAATCATCATGATCTATTTCAATGTAACCTGCCCAAGCACCACGTCTTTGAGATCCTTGACTGATGTCTCTTGCCATTTGAACAAAGTCTTTGAATACAGGTAATACGCCTGAAGCTCCGCCTTTGATACCATTTATCTTAGATCCTCTAGGTCTAATAGATCCTAAATAACTTGAAGTTCCAAATCCATTTTTACTTAATATTGCTGCTTCTTTTTGAGCATCATAGAAAGAGTATACAGAGTCTTCTACTACTCCACCTGAACAACTTACAGGACAACCTTTACCTGTACCCATATTAGATAACACAGGAGTAGATGCAGCCAAGTAACCTTTCCAAAACAACTCAAAGAACTTAGCTTCCCAATAGAAAGGCTCGTTTGTATATTGTGATGCATGTCTAGCAATTCTTGAGTATACTGTCTTTAAATCAGGGTATTGAGCTGAAAGATAGTTTTCCTTGAGCATTTGATATGCTGCAGTTGTAACCCAAGATGGAAGTTTACCTTCTTCTTGAAGTTGTTTGCGTTCTTCGCCAAGTTCATCGTAAATGCTTAACTCTACCATTATATTTCCTCAATTAAATTTGTATAAACCACTACCAGATAAATTTATTCTCTGACCACGCCCGATTATAATCTGAGCCAACAGCGTTGAAAAAATCGTGCAAGGTAGAACTTTCAATGTCTTTGTAGAACCATTTTGCTATAGGGTTATAGGATGGTTTAAAGATACTTTTGAACCCTAGATTTTCAAGACAAATGTCTAATCTCGATTCTACAAAATGTTTCAGTTGATTTTCTGTAATACCTTTAATATGACCCTTTTCAAATATCTTATCAATGATGATTGATTCGTGTTCAAGGATAACTCTTGCGGTATCTTCAAGTTCTCTAGTCAATTCCTCAAGAAATATAGTTGTTACCTGACCATCAGCAATTGCTTCTTCTAATGTCGTTTTAAACAACCAAGCACCAGCTTGGCTATGTAGAGCTTCATCAATAGCAGAGAAGTTAATTCCTGCGTTGACATTTATCAGTTTATTTTTACCTGCAGAATTAAAGTGTTTCAGAAAGGCAAAACTTGAATATAGAATAGCCCCTTCAATCATGGAGAATATCCCCACTGATTTCAGAATATCATATACAGTATCTCGTTTCTCAGTTCTCTTTCCAATCCAAGCCATACGGTTAGACAAAACCTCATCTTCCTTATAACTGTTGTAGAACTCTTCGTTGTCTAAACCAAGAACTTCATTAATCTTGTTATAGAATGGAGCATGAACTCCTAACTCCATAAATGAAAAGGTTGCCGCCATTCTTTGAATATCTGGCCTTGGAAATACTGTTGAGATGTAGTTTTGCCAGTAATCATTACCAACATTCAACTCATATAAAGTAAACAATTTCAGGGTTGATATAACACCATGATACTCTGATTCAGTACAATTTGTTCTCAATCCATGAAGGTCTTTTTCAACCTCAATTTCCTCAGGAAACCAAATGATTTCTGCTTGTTGTTTTGCAAATTCAATTGCAACGGGATAGTCCACAATGTATTCGCTTTTCGGAGTCAAAATCCGTATAGTCATAATAAGTCCTTATAGTTTAGTGTACATTATGTATATTAGATATCTGAAGCAACTCTGTTCTCAGAACTATAAGCATTAAACTTGCCACCAGGATACCTAGCTTCAAGTTTGCGTACATTCTCAGCAAACATTTCGTTAGGATCAACACCTAATGCGCGGCAAGCATTAATTAGATACCAACATATATCACCTAACTCGCGATACATGTGGAAATGGTTCTCGTCGTTGTATGGTTTACCTTGGAATACAATCTTCTTTACAATCTCTGTAAACTCACCAGACTCAGCAGATAACCCAAATGCGGCAGTCATTAGTAATGATATATTGCAATCATGTTGTTGTAGACTGTTTAATCTACTAATGAAGTCATCATGGTTATTAGATTCTTTAGATGTCACTTCTTTTACGAAATCGGAATATTTGTATAAATCAATTTGTTGCATTATATTTTTCTCCACTGGGTTAATAATAATGTGGCGGCAATACCAGATGCAGTATTGTCCACAATAAGTTTTTCAATTTCATTTTTGGTGTACCCTGATTGAGCTAATTCGTTGATGTCTTTCTCTAGGATAGTTTCTGGCATCAAACATACAGTATAGCCTAGTCTTATATATTTTGATACACTTTTAACGATAGCGATATTGCGGGGTTCATTATCAACAATCAATACAATCTTGTCTTTATGGTCTTGCATAAACTCAGAGTCAAATGCTGATACCCCTGATGCAGCAATACAGTTATCTATGAATAAACTATCAAGTTGACCTTCTGTAGCGTATATAGTCATATCAACATCTACCCTTTCTAAACCATATAGAAGTTGTTCATCACCAAGTTTGACATTATGATACTTGAGCATTTCATTTCCAAATGCCCTACCTGCCCAACCAGTAAGGTTGCCTTCTTGATTGAAATGAGGGATAACTAACCTTGGCGCATCATCATTGGTAAACATATCTGCTTTGTGATGAGTCTTTACCCATTGTTTATACTTAGGGCAAAAATACAACAGATTCCAATACTCTTTTGGTATCTTCCTTTTCTGAACATAAAGGACAGCAGGATGATTATCATTCAAATCTGATATTTTATATAGCTCATCTAATGGGCTTGAAATTCTAGGCACAGAGAATTTAGGCGTTGAGTCTGGAAACTTAAACACTGGAGTATGGTTGTGATGACAGTTTGATTTGTATTTTTCTAAAGTGTATTCAGAATGCAAATTATGATCAACATGTTCTAGGAGTTTAGCTAAAGTTGTTCCTACATTACAGTTGTGGCAACGATACAATAAAGTGCCTTTTTTGGCATAGATGTACCCTCTTGCTTTTGTCTTGTGCTTTACTGAGTCGTTACAATATGGACAACTGAAGTTCCAAGTATTATTACCTTGTTTCTTATAGTTTCTGACTCTGGTTGATATCATCGACGCAAACTTCACATCAACGTAAAATGAAATGCTCATTACTTCTCCTATTCAATAAATCTATTATAATATACTTTATCGGATTAGTAAAGGTATGTTTTATTTGCTTATAAAACAATAAGCTATAAGATACTTTTAAGGTTAAATTGGGGAATGTGTATCAATATGTTACTTTTGTTAATAGAACTACTTCTTTTGTAAATCATAACAAAACCAATAAGTTATAAAAACATCGATTTGCTTAAATTTATATTCAGAGTCTTGACTTTTGCCTGTTTTTATAGTATACTTTATCTGTGGTTGGGTTAAGTAGATTAATGAACTATCTTAAAGATGTCTAAGTGATTCAATAAGAACCCAAATCCTATAGCCCCTCCAACTACTAACCAACGCCAATTCTCTAAGGTAGTTAATCTATCTGATATTGATTTATGTTGAGTATTTGAATTGTCAGTATGTTCTTTGATCTTATCTTCTATACGGACTTCCATCTCCTCTATCTTATTTAGTATCTCCTTAGTATTGTCGCTCATCTTCTTGTAAATATCCCTTACATCAGTAATCGTTTCTTTATTACCTAGTTCTAAGTTATTGATTCTTGAATCGTGAACAGCAAGTAATCTCGTCACTTCAGTTGATGATTTTGCTATCTCAGCAACAGTGTTATCTATCTTATAAACTACAGTTTGAAGAACTGCAACTTCAACTTGGATATTATTTTCCATCTGACAAATCCTTTTGATTACCTATCCATTCTTGAAGAGATTTTAGTTGTTCACTTACTTGGTAATATGTTCCGTAGTTTTGACTGACGGTACTAACGACTTCAGAGAGTTTAACATTGGAGGCTTCTTCATTAGCAGTTCTGGAGGTGTTGGGAACTTCGGTTTGACTGGCACTAGCGTTGTGCAAGATGACAGCACCATTATTAACAATACACTTATCGTCAGATTTCTTGTTAATGTATACGGGGACTTTCTTAATAATTTCATGGGTCTTTCCTTCAACTATTTTAACGCGATCTACATATTTAGTAACAACCTCATTGGTAATCTCAGCAGCCCTTGCTTCTTGTAAAGCAACCTTTGCCTCCATTTCCTTGACTTTCAATTGCCAGTCAGCTTCATTAGATATACCTCCAACGAAGAATGCACCTAGAACCAACAGGAATGCTGATAGTATTTGAATCCCAAGTTTGTATTCAATAGGGATTATCCGTCCAAATGATATGACTAATACTGTTCCTGCAACCCCTAATAAGGTAATCACATAAAATATCCAATCAGGAAGAAATGATAATAAAATCATTGAACTTTCCTTTTAAGTTTTTTCTTGACTAATGGTAATATTGGATTGGCAATACCTGTCGTATTGTTGGCAGGTAAACCACCTGCATCCTCATCCAAGAACCTCTTGACTATAATTTCTTCTTCAACTAAAATTATATCAGAGTCATTGATAGTTTCCAATAAGGCATAGAACCTATCTTCTACATCAATGGTATTGTAATTTTCATAAGATTCTTTTACAAGAAAATATGCAGCAACCAAGTTTTTAGTGACACTATCGCCACTTGGTAATTTGTTTAGGAGTCGCTTAAGATTGAATACAAGTCTATGCAAATAATCATAGGCAGATTTCTCATCATCAGTTTTTAAGTCTTTGCCTATCTTCAGAACTTTACCTGAAGCATCTATGATTCCTAACTTAAAGGCATCTGTTTTCGCAAATGGTGTTACCAACATTGATAGTATTTTATATGCAATTAAATTATCTACAATTCTCATACTTATATCTTCCTGAGCACATCTATTATGTTTTGATCTAATGGTATATCAGTCTTATTAATACCGTTAATTTTGTCTGGCATAAGGTCTAGATAAATCAAGAATGTTGCAAGTTGTCCCCAATATTTATCAGAAACCTTATAGAACAACATAGTGGTAGTATTGATGCCAAACACATTATGCAAAATTATAATGTGGTTCAACATCAACCTTTCCCTTAATTCATTTTCTTCATTATACCTAGTAAACAATGTATTCAGGAATTTGAATCTTTTGATATCAGATTCAAACTCCTTAACACTAACACACTGAGGGTTATCATAGCAGTTCATAGCGAACTGGATGAAGTTTTCAGGTGTTAAAATCATATATTAAGATACGAAAGTAAGAGCCACTGCAGCAGAATTGACAAATGGTGCACCTGAATCGGATGAAACTACAACACGATATAAGTCACCTGCGTTAGCAGCTAATTGACCAGCTAATACTAATGATGAAGAAGTCGCAGCTGCAACATTTGCAAATCTAGTTGGAGAAGCTACGCGGGCACGTTGCCATTGATAAGTAACTGTCCCAGATGGAGCAACGGTAGCAGTAACAGACAATGTAGCAGCACCTAAAGTAATTGCTTGAGTTGTCGGTTGAGTTCCGATAGTAATAATTGCCTCAACATCAGCAGCAGTAGCATCGTCAGCAGCATCACCAGCAACTGCCGCAGTAGTCCCCATTGCAACTAATAATTTAGTTTTGTAACGTGTATTACCATCACTATCTTTGTATGTTCTAATATCCCACCAACCAGCACCATTGATGCCTTTATCGTGGTTGGCTTTTTTAGCGCCTTCAGTTTCGTCTACGAAAAAAGTAAACGGTAAATCTGCAGTAGCAACAAATTTTGGTTTGCTACCATCAGCATCTGTGTTTGACCATAGTGACATATTCTTATTCCTTTTATTAGTTTAGTTTATTTATATGATTAATTGACGTACATATTCAGTTCGTTATTCTTTGGTATATCATTGCCTCGGTTATAAACTTGAATGTGTGCTACTTTTTTAGATTTTACACCATCCTTATGTAAAGGGATATGCAATTGATTTGTTTTACCTTCAGCTGGTTTAGATGGACCATGGCTGATATGTTGCCACCAATCATCAGGATGAATCTCATAACCTTGTTTGTTTAGATGTTTTTCAGCATGTTGAAGGGCAGCAGAGTAACCAGTATGATAAACTTCCATTGGTTCTTTCTTTGCTTCATCTAATGATTCTTTGGCAAGTGCCTTAGAAACTCTTTGATTGTGCAATGTTTCAATTACTCTTGTCATATAGTTAGTGGGTTCAACTTCTTCTCTAGCATACTTAGCATTAGACCCACCAAATGGGTCTATTCCAGTATGTCCACCACTTTTATTAAACGCTTCTTGATCAAAAGGTTTTTTATTTTTTTGAGGTTTGCAAGTCTCTCTTTGTCTGCATCAGCTGCTTTTTTTCTTGAATCCGCTCTTGCTGCACGACTGGCGTCAGACTTTTCTTTTCCTGCAGCTTCTCTATCAGCCCTACTATCCATATTGACTTTGACTTTAGTTTTGTCCATTGCAGCTTTAAACTTCTCAGGATCAAACGCTTCATCTAATTCAACTTCTTCATTAGCAGGAACTTTAGCTGATGTTGTGCCAAATTTAGGGTCTCCCCATTTCTTTTTTTGTGCTAATTTAATACCAGCAGACCGTTCTTTATTATCGTCTTTAGCAGCACTAATATAATTTGATAAACCTTTGCGAGAAAGTTCATCTAAAGACTCAACTGATTCATCAGTTTTCTCATAATCTTTTGAATCTTTGTCGACTATTCTACGAGCTGGAATCTTTTTTCCGTTCTTGTCCATCTTTCTATCAGCAGATACTTGTTCTTCTTCTAAAGTCTCAACTTCTTCAGCTAATTTCATTTCAAGATAAGCATCTTGTATTGCTTGCATTGCTTTTAATTGTTCAGATGTCATAGTTTTTCCTTGTTATATTATTTCTTGTTTATTGGGTGAAGTCTTGAACTTTCAATAGATTTTATTCTTGGCACTAACTTCATAGCCATTCTACTCAGGACTTTACCCTTACGACTAATGATTCTTTCAACTCGTTCTTTCTCTTGAACTGATAGAGTATTCATAGGTTTTCTAGCAATTTTTAGTTTCATCATATTGACTGCCATAACTCTAGCTCTATGATTAATCTTTGCAGGAGAAGATTTTGTATGAAGAGCAACCTCCATCTTACGTTCTCTTTTAGAAGCAGACCTTGCAAACCGAACTCTAGCTTTAATCCTTTCCATTCTTGATAACACTTCAGTGACATATTCTTCTTTGATGTGAGAAACGTGGTTACCTTCATCATCAACAATATGCAACTCATCATCGTCATAAGCATCAAGCATATCTTCAAGACTGTTTATACCCTTTATCATTGATTCAATTTCATCATCAGACTCATCATCAGGCATATCTTCTTCTTTTGTTTCTACTTCTTCTTTCTTGTATTTTATTTTTTGTCTACGAAGATAATCTTTGTTTTCATCTGGTTCAATGCTGTTTCCAACTCTTGTGTGATCCCCGTGTATATCATTTTTGGTAGTATCAAAATCACTATCGTTAGTTGGGATATCATCGGAATCATAATCAGATTTCCCACCTTTGTCATCAACATCGTTGTCAGATTTACCTATCTTGTCAAGGGTAAATACATTCTTGGCTTTGGCAGCCTCTTCCATCTTTGTTGATATCAATTTCTTGTCATACTTGATGCCTGCTTTATCAGCAGTCGATAACATACTTTTAACTGTTTCAATATACTCAGAATGCATTGGTTTATTTCTGATCTTACGTAATGCCATATTGATTAGTTCTTCTGGAGAAGACTTAACAGCATCAACACCTAATGCACCAGCAATAATACGAGCAACCTTAATTTTATCTGAACTTGTATATAATACTGTCTTAGGTTCATCAGCTTCGTTCATTTCTTCTTCCATATCTATGGTAGTTACATCTTGTAACCACTTTTTAGTTTTATTTCCAAACCTATCTTCAAGAAACAGATAGTTGGCTCCTCTCATTATAATTTTGTATTGGGTATTATCAGATTCAACTATGTCGCCAACATTAAATATATTACCTTGAAAATACTGTTCTCTGACTGAATCTTTACCCATCCCAACTCTGATATCGTTTAGAAGTTGTTTAGCATCAGCATCTTTTAGGGTATGGGGTAATCCTTTCTTAAACTCAGCAAAGTCATTATCCAAGGCAAGAGTTCTTATCTTAGTTCCAGACATACCAGAAGCATCATCAGCATCAGGGTCTCTTTCACCAGCAGAAACTACTTGAATTGAGTCATAATGGTATTCGATACCGTTATATTGATTTAGAAGTTTGTCAAAAGAATCAACTCTGTCAGAACCAGCAACCATAATAAGGTTTTTGTATTTCTTATTGAGTTCTTTGGCAACTTCTATTGGAGTTCGTTCTTGAGGGTTTGCAGCTTTAAAGTTGCCTTGAGGAAACATTAACTTAAGGTAATGAATCTTCTGTTCAACAGATAGAGGATTTTTCTTTTTGTCTTGAGTTTTTGATGCATAGATAACAGCATCTGCATTGTGAGACTTGGCTGTTTTATCTACTGCATTAATTAGGATTTCGTGACCAGTTGTCGGGCATTGGAATCTACCAAAAGCAAAAACAACAGTTTTGGTAGGTGCCTCTTTTAAGAAGTATTTGTATGATTTCATATGTTCTATAGGATATAATTGGTTTGTAATGCTATTTATATAAAATGAAACTTCTTATTTTTCTACTGAGCCCAGACTCTCAAAGGGTATACTGGGAAAGCAACAGTGCCAGTGGGCTTAGTAACTGCAATGGCTCTCAGCGTATTTCTGTAGGTGATAAACTCCGCCAGATTTGTCAGATGAAGTGGGTCAAGGGATGAGTCAGTAACACTAGGTAACTCAGTCCAATCTGACAACAGCAATAATGCTTTAGCCTTTTCTTTATTGTATTGACCTGACGCATTGGATGTTGATGCAGCTTGTGCTTGTTCCAATGTCAGTGTTCCTTCCGTATCTTCCCAATATTCAGTCCTGTCCAGCGGATTGGTGCTGTAGGGATTCCAAGATACTGACATAGTAAAAGGCTTGACAAATGTAACCGGAACTTCGGGCATTGTGTAAGTTCCACCGTCTGGTGTTTCTGGGTAAATTAATGCTGAATACATTGTCATAATATTTCTTCCAATTGAGGTAAATAAGTTGTTTGTGTAATGGCTTTCAAACTATCTTCAATAGATCGAGATTGAGAAACCTGTTGATGTACCAATGCCATAAATGGTGCTAGTTCTGTTTTGAATTGTGGATGACATCTCATTGTATGGAAGTGGTCGTGCGGTATAGAACCCTGTGTAATAATAAAGTTCTCACAGCGTTCTTTCAGTTCCAACAACCATTCTTCTTCCTGTATAGCCTCGGCAGCTTCAAGTACAGGCAGATGTCCATACTTCCGCAAAGGTTCCAACTCATCCATCAAGCGTATAGTGGTCTCAACTTCTTGTCTGCAAGCTTCTCTATTCATATCGAAGGTGTGTTGAGATGCTTCAAGCTCTATCAAGTCAGACTTACCTTCCAATTGATCGATGATATCATCAGACTCCAGCAATCTTTCCGCTTTGATCTTCATAATATCTCGTTTAATTTGTTGAGATTCGGTTGTCTTCAATACCGATTCACGAGATATCTTCTGTTCGTACAGAAGACACCAAGCAGCATCGGGTGTTTTGCAAGAACCTGCCAGGAAGTATTTGAGTTGAAAGTCTGAGTTGGTTCTATGTGGTTTACTATTCATTATATGTTCCTATAAATTTGCGTTTACGCCAAGAATACCGTTGGATGTTGCTGAACCATATCCTGAAGCTATAGGAGCTGCTGTGGCAGAGTATTTAGTATCATCTGAATAAGTATAACCCTCTCTATACGAGGAGTATGCACCAGTGTTATTATTATAACCCAAGGCAAATATAGCCAATGTTGAGTTTCCTGCTGCTGAACCGCCATTGGCAGGACTTGCAGACGCTGTCGCTGCACTGACTACGTCATTAGAATAAGTATATTTATTTCTAGTAGTAGTGTTTAAGCCAAATGCAAATATACCCAATGTTGAGTTTCCTGCTGCTCCTCCGACGCTGACAATCCCTGTTGACGCTGTCGCTGCAACGACAGCGTCAGTTGAGTAGGTATATTTATTTATGGTTGTTGTTCCATTTCCTAAGACAAATATACCCAATGTTGAGTTTCCTACTGCTCCTCCGCCAAAAGCATTTGCTGATGAAGCTGTAACAACACTATTAACATCAGTTGAATATACATATTTATTTCTAGTAGTGGTGGTATTGCCCAATGCAAATATACCCAACGATGAGTTTCCTATTGCTGAACCATACAAAGAAACAGCCGTAGACGCTGTCGCTGCACTGACTACGTCAGTTGAGTAGGTATGTTTCTCTCGGGCAACTGTGCTTGTTGTTGTGAACCCTATCGCAAATATACTCAATGTTGAGTTTCCTGCTGCTGAACCACCATAGGAACTACTGGATGATGATGTCAGTAGGCTACTACTGCCACTTGCGTATATATATTTATTTCTGTGTGCCGTAGGATTATTCCCATCAAAACCAAGTTTAAATATACCAAACGTGGCATCTATTAGCGCGGATTGCCATACACCAGCTTTCAAAGCTTGCATGTGTTGGCTCATATTCCAAACACCCCTAGCCTCACTTATCGATGTTACTGGCGGTGTAGCCGACACAACACCTCCCCTGTATCTCATACTCATAACACCACCTTAGCTGATAATCTCATAAGTTACAGTGAATACAAGCTTGCTGGCTGTGCCTGATGTGATTGACAGACACGTTCCTTCTTGTAAGTAAAATGCTGTTGTTTTATCGGTCACAATCAAAGAAGCATTCGCGGGGACTGCGACCGTTGATGCCAATGCGTACGCCGTGCCGCCCGCAGGAGTTGAACCCTGAGCAACAGCACCGTTACTATAAATGGCAACAGTGGCATTGACCAAATTGGTTCCGTCCACATTGGCAATGGTAATACTGTTAATTTTCATTACGGCATTTGATGCCGCAGGATTGGTCAGCAATACAACAGGGGTAACGCCCGAAGGTGTATAATATGTTGTATTGCCATAAATGGATGTTACGTTTACTATATTGGGTGCTGCCATATTATCCTCCGAAGACTATCGACATTGCTATTGCTTTACCTGCGGTCATTCCGCCACCACCAGCAGAAGGTGTTGTCCAAGTAGGAACACCAGCACCAGCTGATGTCAGCACTTGTCCCGATGTTCCTGCAACAGTAGGTGGAGCAATAGAGTTTGCATCCACGTAGGCTTTGTTCGCCACATCGGTGGAGTTTACGGGTGGTGCGACATTGGTAATAGTCTTACTATTATTATCTAAGCCGTTCTTTGCTACAAATCGTGTTTGAATCGCCATAATTCCCTATCCTTATGGTTTCTAATTAAATATTAATTAGAGTCTTAACAACCTTAATAGTGGTTACAGCATTCACTGGCGTTATCAATAAACGCAAGTTTCCTCCACTAATATCAGCATCAAAAGCAGCTAGAGCCGCTCCAGTTAATATATCTCCAAATCCACTTATGTATACGAGAGTCCCATCGTGCAGAACATTTAAGTTGCAACAATGGTAAGCACTTCCTGATGTAACTTGTAGAAAATAACTAACTGCTCTGTATGTGGCAATCGCGTTTGAATCAATAACCTGATTTGCAGTTGTAGCTGATGTAACTAAAGTTGATGAACTAATTGTTCCATTAGCTAAGGCAGGAAGTTGAGCAACATTTATTACATTACCTAAACCAACATCTGTAGGAGTAAGAGTGACAACTCCTACTTTACCAGCAACAGATACAACATCAGATGAACCACCTTGTAATAAATCCCAAGTTGTACCGTTAGAGATAATCATATCCCCAAGTGACCAAATAGCATTACCATCAATAGAGGTAGTACCTGCGACACTAACCTTATAATACCAACCTTCGGTAGGACTGCTTGTTGAAGTTAAAGCAGGGCTATTAGTTGAAGCATTCCATAGTCCTTTGTAGACTAAACCTCCAGCAGCTGCTATACCACTTGCAGCAGCGGTAATTCTACCCTTGCTATCTACAGTCAAATTGACGTTAGTGTACACTCCTGCTGTAACCGCTGTATTAGCAAGTGTTGTAGCAGCAGTCCCAACAGTAGTGGTAATATCCCCTGTTAGTGCAGGTAGTTGAGCAGCAGGTACTGTTCCTGATGTTAAGTTAGTAGCGTTAGATGAAAATGCCTTAGTTGAGGCATCTTGAGGGTTAGTAGGATCGGTGACATTAGTAATAGTTTTATTATTGCCATCTAAACCAGAAATAGATTTAAATCTTGAAAAAGTTGCCATTAGAATTCCTTATGATGGTAATAGGGTACGAGTAATTTTGAAAACTGTGTTTATAATTGACGGAGTTGCCATAAGTTGTACTGAACTAGAGTTTATACTGACATCAAATACAACTAATGGAGTTGATGTGTATATGTTGGCATACTCAACTAAACTGACTGTGCTATTGTCATGAATAACAAGCAATTCACATACTTGTCTGGTTGTTCCATTAGTGGCATATACCACATATTTTGCAGAACCATATTGGGTATATGAAAACGTATCAATGACTTGTTTATTAAGAGTATTGTCTGTAATAAACGAATGAACTAAGTCTCCTGCCCCCGATGGTCCTTGAGTTGCAGAAACAATAGTGCTAGATGTATTAATATCAGAACTTATGATAGTGCTAATAACATCTGTCTGTAATGTAAGAATAGTATCAGAGGGCATACTTAGTGTAGAAGGCATTAACGTGTGACCTCTGGTTTAAAGGTCACTCTCCCTTCTATTAGCCTGATTACATCACCATTTGAAAAATACACTTCCATATCATATACGCCACCAAATCCAACAAGGGCAGATGTGTCTGCTGATGAAATGTATAAATCAATTTTACCCAATAAAGGGGTTATTATAATTCTGTTATTTGATGTACTCAATTCGACAATAACAATAGGAGAATCAATAGATTCCCTTACTTGTATTCTTGCGGTACATCCTGTTAAGTTGATTGCTGTATTAGCTGAATCTTTCCAGAATAAGGTATGTCTATAAGTAGCACCTTTTTCTATTATAGGTAAGTTCAATTTAGATGCTGCCATAAAAATCCTTGTGATAACTGTTTATTACTATTTATACTTATTGGTCCTTAAAGTATTCTACCTCACGTTCATGTTTCTCTGCCGCTTCTTTAGAATCAAATGTGCCTAAGTTCTTACCAGTCTTTCTAGATACTAATCTCCACTTATCACCAAAATTGACAATATGCTCAGCTAGGTAGAAGTCTTTGAATGATACTAACGACTCACCCAATACAGCATTAATCTTATGAAGAGCATTAACTTTCTCTGCACCTTTAGGAGTGCCAATCTCTCCCGATTTTACAATTATCATTGAGCTGAATACGCCTTTGATTCTGTTCTTACTTCTAGGGTTCTTAATATTCTTCTTAACTTGTTTCAATAGAGTATCAAAGTCAACATCAAGGTCATACTTGTTTAGTATCTTTTTGATATCATCAAAGTTTCTACTTTTCCAAACTACTGTTCTACTTTTCTGTTTGAATGAATCTGGTTCATAAACTACATGACGTAATTGAAGCTCTATACTAGATAGGTTGAACTCATACTCTTCATCTTTAGGTAATTCTGTTGGTGCATGAATACCCATCTTAGCAAACAGAGTTTTCAATGGTTGCTCAATAGTAGCAACTTTAACTAACCCTAATATCAAACCTTGTTTCTCTGCAGCAAAGTCAAGAAATATCTTTTTGAAGTCTGCTTCAGATTTATCAAGTGCTATAATATTATCGATCTGTACTGAATAATTTATATTTGGACAATGATACCTAACAGTGACTATCTCGCCAGTGTTGTTAAATTTCTTACCTTTAT